TTGCATTTCTTCCGCTACCACTAATTGTAACCAAATTTATACCATTAAAAGTTTTCCCTCCGGAAGAAGGAGTATATCCAATACCAGAGTTAGTTATTGTAAGAGAACCTGTAGCGGATCCAGCACTACCAACATAATTCCCGGTTGCATTTGTACCCTGCTGTACAATTGTATTTCCCAATTTCAATTGGGAATCTGTAATTGAAGTTGACAACCCTATTCTAATTTCTCTAGATTGAAAACTTAAAGAATCTGGTAAAAGAGTTGCAACCTGACTATTTCCTTCAGAAAGAACGGGATTATAAAATTGAACGTTACCTTTTGTTGCAAATTCAGCCCTATACAAATTAAATTTTAAATCTTCCCATTGACTTGCATCCCATGTTGATCCATTTTGAGATTTAAAAAGTGAACCAAGATATGGTTGATTTGATATAAACGTTTGGGTTTGAATATCCTCCTCACCAACTCTAGAGATATAAACTTGATATTTAGTAGAAATGGATAGTAAGCACATTGCATATGATGTTCCACCCCCTTCCAAATATACTGGAGATTTAAAGGTGAATTTGGTTGGAATAGATCCATCATCAGACACATTGATTTCATCTGGACTAAGAACTATTTCTGAGAATGGTAGTACTTTTTGAGTTGGAACTCCAGTTTGCATAGTTCTTATCTGAAATATACATGGAATTCCTAAGTCATCCTTAGATTGGAAATAAACCTCACAACTTGTAATAAAAATTCCATTAGATTCTTCAACCAAGAATGATTGTGCCAAAGGATCTACAAACACATCTTGACTTTCAGATCTAGTTGTTTGTCCAGTAATTATTGAATTTATCAGTTGAGGTCCTGTTGTACTAAATATTGCTCTTTCTTCAAATCGTTGTTTGTTTTCTATTCTTGCATTTCTAACAGATATGATATCTTCTTGAAAAGTTTCTAAAATACCACTAGAAGAATATGATTCTTCTCCTATTGTTGTTGCCTTATCTTGATTATTTGTTTCACTATTAATTAATGTAAACATCTTAGTTCCAGTTTCAAATCTTGGATTTGTTGAAACATTTGGATTCGGTATGAAAAAACTTCCCATCCAATCTGAGGAAATAGTTGATATCAATTTAACATCATTTAATGTTGCAACTGCACCGCTGGTTTGTCCAACAAATATCATTCCAGGAGATACCCAACCACCATATTCTCCTTGAACTTTATCTGATAGTGAAAATGTATCTATATTAAGTATTTCGGAAGTTGATGAATATGATGGTGGTATAACTCTTGATGTATATGGATTTTGTGTAAATTGTGAAGTTGGGGAATTATATGGACCTTCTTTGTGTTTTGATGATGCCAATCTAAAAACAATTTTTGGTGTTGTTCCTGGGATACTTCTGTTTATTCCAGAAGTATCTAATGTTCCTATAACTGTTTCTCCAACCACAAAAGTACCAGACTTCATACTTATGTTTAAAAGTTTTGGAACGCAATATTGAGTAACTTCAATATTATCAAAAAATGCATACAATCTAGTAAGTGGTTTTAATCTTTTAGATACAATTTGAACATTTCTAGATCTCATAAAAGCAACCAAATCTCTACTTAAAAGTTTTTCCCCCTGAGCAGTAACATCAAATTGTTCAGAAATGAATGTCTGAGAACCAGTTCTCGATTCTTGTCCAGTCGTTATAGTTTCTTGTGTTGTATCCTCAGTAGTAGTTACTGTAGTTTGAAAAGTATCATTCCTCCATGTCCAGCCACCACCATCACGCCAAGTTTCACTACTACCTATATGCCTACGAGATGCTTCATTTCTTTGTGTAGTGTTGGTAATTTTTTCTTCTCCAATCCAATTCGTTTCCCAGGCATTCCAGGCAACAGGAGCAAATCCGGTGTTTGGATTAAATCCAAGATTTATAACAGCATTTGCAACAGTTTCTGCATAATTACCCTCTTGATTGATAATTCTCGGTTCTAAACGAACTGTATCTACCCAAGTGTCTGATGGTGGTGTTAGTTCTAATGTTGCCTGCCAAAAACTAATAATATATGGTGTAATACTTTCTGTTCTAGTTGCAAAAGTTTGTTTTAACCATTCAACCTCAGTATAATCAAGAGTAATAATATCTCCTGTTTTTTTAATATTGATTCCCTCTGGTTGAACAAATGCCAAATCTCTATTTGGATCTATATTTTCAACAGGTCCTACAATTAAATCTAAAGATGTTGTATAATGTCTAGGTCTTATCTCACTATTTTTAACGTCAATGCTGTTTTTGATTGATACCGATTCTTCTTGAGACAAAAGTGTTTTAAAATTATCTACAAAAAATCCTGACTTAAATCTATTTAAACCATTTGAATCTGCAATAAAAAGATTTGCAGTATTTGTTTCCAACAATGATAATGATGTATAATATTCTAAATTTTTGATTCGTGTTTCAAGTCTTCTAATATCAGACATCGTATAACCCTTATGCTCCAAAAATTTAATTGAGGCATCTTTTACATTATAAAGGTAAGGTGGGAGTTTTATCGAAGCAATTTCTAGAGCGCCCTCTATTGAAATTGGTGGTTCAAATTTTTCTGATGGTACACCATACGAAACTTGAAGTTTTCCATCTGATGACAAGAAAATTCTATCATGTCTACCAAGATAATGTGAAAATGATATTGATATAGATTCATCTGATGCTAAAATATTTGTTGCTGAATTTCCAGAGGCATTAAATGTTCTACCATAAAATTCAAATGGAGATCTAGAATTTTCTAAAACACTATAATTTGAAACTACAGGTCTTATATCAACAATATCAGTATTTCTTATCCCATTTACTCTTTGTATCTCTGTAGCATAATCAAAACTATCATAAGAATTTGTAGTTGTGATATCTCCATTATCAGAAGAATTATAATAACCATTGAGAAAATAAACTTTAATTTTTCTTAATGGAGCAGATTCCTTTGATTTTCTTGATAAAATTCCAACATCATAAAAATAACCGTTTTGTCCAGATGAAAATGTAAATTTAGGTGAAATGTCCAAACTTGTGCTGGACAATGAGGTAATAATTGCTTCTACATTAGATTCTTGACATTTAATTACTTCTCCTTCTAAAAAGTTTGAACTTGAAATTGCAATAAATGATATTTGAGAATCATCCAACCTTTCAGCAATTAACCCTATTGCACCAGAAGTTCTTCCTATAATTTTTTCTCCCACAACTAAATCAGAAGTTTTTGATGTTGGACTATTAATAGAATTTAAAGTCATTTTTGGAGCAGATGGATTATTATTATCAATAGATTCAAAAATACCAAAAATTCTAATTACGTCTGGAACATTTAGTGAAATTTGTTCATCTTGAATTCTAGTTCCATATGGGTAATTGCCATAAGTCAATCCATCATTTAAAGTTGTAGATCCAATTCCAGATGACGATTTTGATGACTTATCTACAATTATAGTATTAATTCTTTTTTTATTTTTAATTTTATTTGTTGGTGAAATTTTTCTTAATGTTGTATGAAGAGTAGCCCCAACATCATCAGATCCCAATCCATAAATCATCAAAGATTGTGATCCTAAAGTAAACTCAAATTTATCCGAAGTTAAAATTTCATAAGAACCATTTGATCTCACTAATGTATATCTTTCTTCATCAAATGGTAAAAAAGTTTCATTATTTCCTGCAGATACTGTTAAAGATAGTTTGTTTCCAACAATATCTACATTATAAGTTTTTCTAATAGTTAGTGAAGAATTTTTTAAATCTACATTTGATATATTTGACTTCGATAGGCGAGTAAAAAAAGTATTATCATATGAAAAATTTAATTTGGTTGTTAGTACTTGAAAATCAGATACAGAAAGATTATTCGTTGGTAATTTTCCAGTACATATACCAGTGACTGTTGTTACCCCAGAAATGGTTATACTATTTGTACTAATTCCAAGTATTTTTGCAAATATTGGATCCTGGTGATTAGGATCACTGTATTTAATTAAAGTATTTACTTTTAAATCGTTGTTAGGAAAATTGACATTTGTGGTTGTAACTGTACTAATTCCAGAATAAATTGGTGAAATATTTGCAGATCCAACACTAAGTAAATTTGTTTGTAAAATATCAGATGTGAAAGTTTTTGCAGATCCAACTATTCCATAAACTGATTTTACATCAGAAATTCCATAAGAAGTTATTGCTATTGAAACTCTTGTGTTTTCAATTCCATTTATTATAAAAGACTCATTAGTAACAAAGTTTCCGTTTTTTTGATAAATTGAAAAAGTTGATTGATTACTTATTGCATCTTTAAGAAATGCAGTAGCCCCACTTCTCTTGCCTTTAATAAATGTAGGAACACTTAAAGTAATTGGTTGATTTAATGTTATTTCAGATACTGTTTGTATGTCATATAATGAAATATTCCACCGATTTAAGTTAGAATTAAGCACATCATATGAACCAGATTCCAAATAAAAATCATAAACTCTGGCAACACCAATTTCTTTACCTGATGCGATTGTACTTAAAGTTCCAACTCTTTCATCTCTTAAACTTAAAACATAAGTATTTCCAATACCAGTTAAGGGAGCTCCATATACTCTATTTAATGTGAAAGTAGAACCGGTATTAAAACTTATTGCTTGGTTGTCTAAAGATGTAGTTGTTCTTGGTTTTGGTACGTCCAAGAAGTTTGAACTGATAGTTTCTACTTCATATCCACGAACAAATGCTTTTCCTGGAGATATTTGATATAATGCCAAATCTTTGTTTGGAACTGAACCACCATACGTTAATCGATCTGCAGAAAATATTCCACCATTTCCCTCACCATCATTGAGAGATTCTTTAATTGAAACATCAAAGGGTTTTATTGTATAATCACCAGACTCTGCAAAAGTTCTTCTTGCAAATTCATCTGCTATTAAATTATAATCGGTATTGGTTTTTTTGGATCTTAAAGTTCCATCTTGAGTTGTGGCGAGCTCTACAAAGTCGTTGTCATCAAAATTGTCTAATGATTTTTTTCCTAATTTAAGTGTTATTTTTAATCTATCAGAACCTGGGGCAGAATAATTATTAAATCCTCTAGAATTATCATTTAAACTTTCATCTATATCAGAATTTATAATTTTTTCTGTGATTATTAATCCAATTCTATAACTTGGTTTATTTGAATATTGATCCAACAATAAAACTTCAGAGTCTACATTTATAAATCTCCCACGAATAAAATAAACACCGCTATTTATCGAAAATGAAGATCCAGTGGCAGTTGCATTTGTTTGTATAGTAGAGGCAAAAGGTTGTCCTGCTGCAATTATTGTTGTACCCAGATTCTCTGTGTTAATGTTTTCAGAACAAATTAATAATTCACCATCAGAAAAAATTTCTAAGGTATTATTATCTGGACTTGAATTTAAATATTGAATATAAAGAGTCGTGTTACCCCTCTCAGAGTCTTTTGACAATAAAATTCTATCAACTATAGCCGAAACTCCTGAGGTTAATCCTGTAATTTTTTTTCCAATTAAAGAATTGACATAAGTGTCTATTGGAACTCCAACATATGTATTTTGAAGTTGAACGGAATAATAAAAAAGATTATATCCTGTATTTCCCGGAATAACTTTTGCACCTTCTTTAAAAAAATGTTGCCCAAATTTCTCTATTTGATTTTGCAATATTGATTGTAAAGTAGTTAACTCTCTTGCCTGAACAGGGTATCCAGGTTTAAAAAGAACCTGATAATAATCTTTATCTTTTGCTCCCACCTCTGGCGAATTAAAGTCATCGAAGTATGGAGAAACGTTGAGATTGGTAACCTGTGACATTTTTTTTTAAAATTGCAATATTACTTTGATGTCTTCCTTTTGATTGGTTGACCTTGTAATGGATGGGCGATTATCAACATAAATTATGTTTCCAGTGTGCTTTTTAACCTCTGGATTGGACAAACCATTAGTAAATGTCTGTCCAAGATAGTATGTTCTATTATTTATTACAGTAGATATACCAGTAAATGAGGTGTCGATACCAAGTGGAACTGATCCGCCATTGATTGTTAAACTTCCACCACTTAAAGGAGAACTTAAAAATTTGTTTAACTCATATCCATAGATAGGATTTGTTATTCCTATTCCTGCTCCTGGAGTTGTTGTAAATCCAGCAAGAGTCCTATCTTGCCAATATTTTAAAACTGTAGTGGTTTGATCATAACTTATTACTTTACCAGATGCGGTTATTCCCAATCCTATCGTTTGAGTAATAGTGGTATTTATCTCAAAAGTAGATGATGTTGCTGAATTCCCAGCCAATTTGATTGCATAAACGGCACTTGCTTTACTTAAACTTAAATTTTGTATAGACTCATATGCCTTTGGATTTTCTACTATACCAATTCTAGAAATCTGATTTCCAGTAATAAAATCTGGATTTTCTGCATCATTTTCAATTCTTGAATATAGAAGAACATTTTTTGCACCAAGTTCTCTGTAAATATTTGCACCATGACCTCCATCAGGAGGGATAATTACATTAAAAACTGGAACAGTAGATCCTAAAGGAACATTTCCTGCTACCAAATCAACATTCCCATAAGTATATCCAGATCCTTGATTTGATACTGTAATGGATTCAACTTTTTGATCAGCATCAATAGATACAGTACACTCTGCTCCGACACCATCACCTTTAATTGGAACTCTTGTATAGATTCCGTTAGCTACCCCGACTCCAACTCCTCTATCTATAATAGTAACTATTTTAATTGATCCATCAACAGCATTATCTCTTATTGCAGCATTTTCAGCAGAAGTTTCCCAATTTAATGGTACTGAAATGAAATCTATAGATTCAAACTTTGATATTTCAGATGGTTTTATAGTATATAAGTATTTCCAAATATAACCATCTCCACTAGTTCCTGCAGATTTTGGTTCTAAATCTGTAAATACTGGTTCATCCAGTGAAGGTTGTCCCTTTGGAGTTTCTGGAGTTGTACCGTTTTGTAAGCATATATAAACTCGATAATCACTATTAACCACAAAATACCTAGAAGAATATAGGTTTGTAGATCCAGATCTTGCTGGTTTTAAAATACTATAGTCGTGACGATACATATCATAAGTTGTCCCAGACACCCAAAAAAGTTTGCGAACAACTAATGCAACATCACTTTTATCTATTTTTTTTAATGCAATCATTGTGTCCCAATAATTATTTTCCTCATCAAAATTGTCAGAAGGACTTGGTGGGTTTACGTCCCAGTCAGATTGTATATTTGTTGGGTTGGTTAATCCAACAAAAGAATAATATGAATTTGTGGACGTTGTTACACCCGCAACAAAATTCTTTGCATTCAAAATTCGAATTTGATCAGTTATAATTGCTGCCATTTTATGATAGTTTTTTACTTATTTATGGTTAAATGATATAGTTTGAATATTTGAGAGGATTTTTTCTATTTAATATAGATCCTGTTTTTATTCCAGTAACTCCATTTTTTGTGTATGCATTGTATTCTTTAGATGTGTTAGATTCAGATCTATTATCAAATAATAATCTTCCCCAACTATACTCTCCATAAAAACTACTAAAACCGAAACCAGATAATGAATTGTAGTTAGAAAGACTTACAACTACTTTAGCTACATATGTCAACCCAAATCCAACAGCGTGTGTTTGTGCAATTGAAACTGAAGAAACTTTATATACATTATCCAAATAAGAAGTTCCAATACCAACTACTGAACCATTAGAGTCTAAAGAAGTCACTCCATTACCAACATTTGAATTGTAAACAATAAAATAATATCCGGTTTTAATTCCACTTACAGTTGTTATACCAGATACTGATGTTATACCTGCTATATTAGATCCTCTTAAAAAAGAATCTTTTGAAATTAATAAATCAAAAACTATTCCAGTTGAAGCAATACCTACAGATATGGATGATATTCCACTAACTATTCCAAAATCTCCTTCGTAAGATAATATTTTATTATGCTCAAAAACAATTTTTGGAGATTCTATTAAAACTATGGGTGGATTTGATGAAGTATATCCAAATCCAGGATTTGTAATAGCAATTGATATTACACTACTATTAGAAACAATTGCTAATGATTGAGCAGTAAATGTTGTTCCAATCCCAACTCCAGATATTTCTGCGATGCTAACTGTTGGCGTGGTTGTATATCCAACTCCACCATCATTGATAATAATTGATGATATTGTACCTGCAGAAGAAACAATGGCAGTTGCAGAGGCAGAAACTTTAGAATCCTGTGAAATTATAAATATATTTTTTTGAAAAGAAAGATGATCTAATGCAGGACTTAATCCACTAGGATTAAGTTCATTTATTGGATTGAAAAATGGACGAATATTATCAACATAAACTTCTGTATCTCCAGCGCCAACAGATTTAATTAAATATGCTGAAGGGTTTATTGAAGCTTCGTAAATATCTCTACTCTTTCCAACTATTTTTGAATTTATAAAGACATCTTCTACTTGCCTACACCAATTAACTGGTCTTAAAAGATCTGGATTATCAACATTTCCTGGACCATAATATGAATTTGTGGAAACTACGTTTACATTAGGAACATCTATGACAATTCTCTCTTCTTCTTGAATAATTGGTGATTGTCCAAGAGATGCTGAATATTCGATTGTTAAATTGTCTCCAGCCTTTACTGTACTTAAAACTTCTCTTTTAAGTACATCAATATCACCAGATCCTCTATAAAAAATAATATTTGATGTGTCCCCCTCCTTTGGGGCCTCTGTGAATATAATATTAGCACCACCTTTAAATAAATATCCCTCTCCAGGAACCTGTAAAATATTATTAATAAAAACCAATAAGGTATACTCCACTTTAATATTGGATCCTGGTCCAGAAAGAATAGAAATTGCCTCTCCTGCTAATTTTAAAGAAAAAACTCTTCTTTTACCATTGAATAAAGAATCAAAATTGTCGAGAACTTGCAATTCTCCAAGACTCCATCCAGAAAACTTATCATTAATTGTTTTTTCTATAGTTATTTTGAAAGGAATATAACTAGATGTTGTTGGAATTCCAGATAATCCACCAATTGGTAACGTTAAAATTTGTCCCTGTCCATATCCATAACCAGTA